TTTTATCTTTAGTATTGGTGGAACTCTCTAACCCCACCCTAGTGTCGCTAGTTTCCATAGGGTGTAGTTCTGTGGTATCTAAGGTAAGAGTGTACCTATTAGATGTATAACCCCCATTATCTAACCTTCTATGTTCAATAATAAGTAAATTCTTTTTTTCAAACTCTTTGATATAGTTCTGTACACTTTTCTTGCTTTTAAGACCTATCATGTTTGCAATATGTTTATGTGAGGGGTAACAAGATCCTTTCTCGTCTGCATAGTTGGCTAGTATTACAAGAACAAGTTTTGCTGTTGGTGTTAATCCATTTATTTTTAATGATTTATTAAGATATTCAATTGACATAGTTATTTCTCCAAAGGTAATACTTTATATTGTTACGAAATTTTTTAAACCCTTATTGGAATAAAAGAATAACAAATATTCCATTTTGCTTTATTTTGCATTATCATTCTGAGAAATAGTGAGAATAAATGAACAAAAAAAAAGCAACTACAAGACTAAGCGAAACAAAAAAGATAAGCATAAGGAATGATTTTGTTCAGGGTATAGATAACGAAGAAGGCATAAAAGTAATGCCAACCTTAGATGAGTTACATCAAAAATATAAAGTTGCTAAATCAACACTATACAGAATATCTAAAAAAGAAGATTGGAAACTTGCTAGAGATAAATTTCAAAAAGAATATTTAAACAAATTAGATAGCGAAAGAATAAAAAATTTACAAGAGGAATCAAAGAAGTTTGATACAACCTCACTTAATATAGCTAAATCTTTAATGATTGTTGTTGGGCAATCTATTTCAGAAAATGTTCAAGATAAACAACAAGGTAAAAAAGGACTAACACCAAATCAGATAAGTGCTTTAGCTAATACAGCTATACAATCACAAAGACTGGCAAAACTTGCACTTGGCGAAGCCACTCATAACATGAACCTCAATGCAAATATCCAAGAAACAGAAACCTTCAGAGAAGCTATGGAACTGCTTGACACAGTTGCAGAACAGCGCAGAGATAGCAACGATTCAGCTATACACTAGTTGGCTTAAAACTGCT